GCTCGAACCCTACCCCCTCGGGCAGTGCTGGCTTCTTGCCGCCATGCACCCGCGGCTCCAGCACGTCCACCACCCGTACTGCGTGGCCTTCAGCAACCAGTTGCTCGACCACAAAACTCCCAATGAATCCGCAACCGCCGGTCACAAGAATGTTCATTGAGCTACTTCCACGGTTCGGCTCCCGCTTCCATGTCCCAGGTCACCAGTTCGGGCGCGTAGCGTATCGGCACGTTGCGCTGCCTCAGCAAATGGGTCACCTCCACGTCCCAGGTGAACAGGGGCGGTGACTGAGTCCACGCGAACCCGTTCTCCAACACACTGTGCCGCATCAAACAGACGTGACCGTTGACGTGAACCAGTGCGTTGGGACCGACTCCAGAGCCGTCGTTCAGCGCCTCGCCTTGGGTACAGCGCGCTCGCGTGAAACGACTCGGGCTCAGGACACCGGCGGCATCGTGTGCGGGGTAGGGATTCGATGGATCGTAGAGATGGTCGTCGTGCTGAAACAGTATCCATTCCACGTTCTTGTGCTTCAGTGCATCCCATCCCGCTTGGCGTTTGACTAGTGCATCCGCGCAGTTCTTGTACACGCTGTTGAATGGGATGTGTGTGTATCCGGGGCCGGGCTCGAACTCACCGACGACGACGATTTCGGAGAAGGTGCCCGCGGAGACGTACCACGGCAGGATGACATTGCGCAGGAGCCACGCGCGGTTGCTGTACGGCTGGCCCCCACTGGACAGCGTACTGCTAGCGTGCTCGGCTAGCGCCGCCGTCCCGATGACACACGCGATTGACATACGCCTCCCTCGATGGGAACGAACCTAGGTTGAATCTATTGACATGGTGACCGGCTTGCCAGTTTAAGGCGGTGGCCGCTTCCAACTGAGCGCGAGCGCCTGGGCGATCTTGAGCCCGGCTACCGTGCGGTCGGGCGTGACGATGTAGGACGCCGCGAGCGCCAGCACGAGGCCGAGCCCCACGCGCACACAGTCCACCACGCGCAACGTGTCGGCCTTGAGCATGAGCGTCAGCGCGCCGTCAAACGTACGGTATGCTACAATCAGCACCGCGCCGCCGATAACCAGCCGCGCGAGCTTTGCGGCCAGCAGCCGGTTAGGCGTCGGAGGGATTCTGGTCTGCTTGCCAGCCAAGTCTTCCGCGACCTTCGCGACGGCCACGGTGAGCGCGGCCCGCCGTCCGGTCGGGGCTTTGCGAGCCTCGGCGGGCGAGATCGTTTCGTTGGGATCGCTCATTCGCGCCTCCGCTGCCGCATCTTCATGTCGGCCACCAGCTCGCCCACACTCTCACGAGCCGAGCGCGTGGCGTCCTCGTGCTGCTCCATCTTCTGCGCCAGAAGCGGTATCTGCGCCACGTGTTTCTCGACGTTACGCGAGACCTCCAACAGACCAGTCAGTAAGTTCTCAACCCGCATCTGGTGACCCGCCGTCGAGCCGCCGTTGGCGCGCTGGGCTTGGATGTGCTTGGTGAGCCAGCCCACCGCGACAGCGGCGGGCACGACAACGGCCACGATGGCTTCAGCGCTCATCTCAGAGTCCACCCGAGGACACTAAGGACTGGCGCTCCTGCGAGCAATACCCCTAGCACAAGTAGTAGTCGTGTCATGCCGTCGCCAAGCTGATCCAGCCGGTATTTGACGAGCCGTAGAGTTTGCCCCACCAGAGGGCGGTGTTGGTGCTAGCCACTAGATTGACCAACAAGTCCCCGCGCTGGCCCGTGACATTACTGTTCGGGTTCCCGTAGCTGGTGTATGACACGCGCGGCATCATGTTGAGTGCCGATGCCATCTCGGTCAGGTACAGTCTCAAGTCGCCCATGACGCTTGACGGCGGTGACCGGACGCGGTGAGTTGGGAAGGTGTCAGCCACGCCCGATGCTCTCCGTCACGGCGTTCATCCGCGTCAACGCGAACCGATGGCCCTGATCGTGCTGTACCTGGATGCTGGGCTCGATGGCTGCGAAGCCCAACGGCACTACCGTTTGCCCGGAGACACTGGCCGCTGGCAACGCCACGCCGATCTCCTGCGGGAAACTGGCACCCCAATCTGCCGACAGACGCAACGTCACACTACTCGCGCTCGGCGCACGGTAATCTATCCGCAGTTCCCGTAGGTAGGTCCGCTTCGTCGCATCCACAACAGGTATCGCTATCAGCGCCCGACTATCCACCAACGCTCCGAGGTCGCCCGTGATTCCGCTCGCGAACTGACCGACCGTGCCGGTCGAGTGCCCCACCAGTAGCGAACGAGCTGTACCACTACCACCCAATTGCGCGTAGGTTGCGGTCTGCTGCTGGAATGTGCCGATGAGCCCGCCCCAGGTTGTCGCACTAGAGGAGAGTTGCGCGATTCCCAGCGCGGTCACCGGGGCCGCGAACGTTTGCGGCATCCATGCACCTGTCGCGGGTTCGACCTGCACGCCCACATCCCCTCTACCCGTACCGCCCTGTATCGGGAAGGCGAGGAGATACGCGCCTTGTGACGGGTCCAACTCACCGCAAGCACGCGCGGGATTGTCAATCTGCTCGCGGATATAGCGCCACACATCTCCACCGACCGGGCGCGGCGTGCCGCCTTGGGGCAGGACGTAGACCTGGTTGTCGCTACCCAAGAACATGATACCCATTGGCGTGCGACGCACCGTCCAAGGCGAGACGGTGCCGATTGTCTGGTCAAGCGGCACGAACTGGAAATCGAAGGGATAGTCGTACTTCAACCCGATCCAGATTTCGTTGTCGAACCAGACAACTAGCTGATCCCCGTCACCCAGTATCTTCTGTATCGTGCCGCGAGCTGAGAGCAAGTCTTCCGTGCCGCCCGTGGGTTCGGCATATGTCTGCGGATCGCCTCTCGCACTCCACATCACGCGCTGGACGAACTGCGTCCCGCCGCTGGTCACATTGCCAAAGATGACTCGGTTGTCCAGCACGGTCACGGTGCCGGCAATCGGCGCGTTGGTCAACGTGCTGAATGTGTTCCGACTCGGCCCGTCAAAGACGAACGCCTGATCCACTCCGTTAACGAAGCAGAGTGTGTTCTCATCCAGCACCGGGTCGTAGAGAACGGTGGCGTCAATGTAGTTTGTGTCGTTCCCCGACAGGGGGTCGTTTGTCGGCTGAGTGCTGTAACTCGCCTTCCGCCACGCGAGCGCGCTGTACCACGCCAGCGTCCGGGCGGATAGCGCGACCGGGAACCGACCACCGCTCACCGTCGAGTATTCCCCGAGCCAGAGCACGTCATCGGCAAACGTGTTCATCGAACCCAAGGCACCGACCCGCCACCGGGGTTCCAACCCGCCCTCACGCGCAACCCAGTTCTGTGCCTGCGGGCTCGCACCGGGCGGCAGGTTGACGGCCGCTTTCTGCTGGCTGAACCCCAATGCCACTTCCTGCGTGCTGACGCGGTTGGGTTCGGGTGCGAGTTGAACCGACTGCCCCAGCCTCGGTTGGGGCGCTGGGGGCGCCGGGGGCCTCGGCGGGGCTTGCTGAGGGTCCAGACCCTGTCCAGGGGTTGGAATGGCCGCTGGGGCCGTCCTAGGGGGCGCCTTGGGCACCATTGTGGGGTCAAGGGGCTGGCCCGGCGCCACCGATGGCATCCCCGGAACGGGGGGCGCCCGCGGCACCTGTGTGGGGTCAAGCGGCTGCCCCGGCGCTAGGGGCGCCTGTGGGGACACTCTGGGCGCCCGCGGCACCTGTGTGGGGTCAAGGGGCTGGCCGAAACTCATCCGAATACCACCGTGCCCACGCTTTCCCAGCCTAGCGTGGTCGTATCATCAACTATGGCCCCAGGCCCGAGGTCGTAGGTGAAGCCACCCTGAGTCACAGAACTGAGACACGGCCACACGGTAGACGCCACACTGGTTTCAACGCTCACCGCGACCGTGGGGATGCCCGCGTACACCGTGCCGTAACTCACCGCACCCCCTGCCGAGGTCCCAGCCGATAGAACCCAGCGATGCGGTGCGATGATAGCCGTGGCCGACTCCATGACACGGTCACCGCCTAGGAACATCGTGGCCGCGCTACCCGTGGCGAACAACCGACCCGCGCCCTGCGCCATATTGCCACTGGTCACGTAGAGACGACCCGTGGTGCCGGGACTGCCGATACTGAACGCGCTCTGTAGTGCGAGGAATGCGCGGAACGTGCCGAGTTTCATCTGGCCCGCGCTCGCCAACGACCCGCCACCCGAGCCGGGCCACTCCATGCTCTGAGATAGACCCGTAGCCAGATTACTCTTGAGCGAGCGCAGAGCCGTTGGGAACTGGCTCAGATAGTCGCTATCTCGTTCGAGTGCTTCGTCCCACGCGATCATCAGAACGTCGCGGTCCCGCGCGAGATGACCCCGACACTCCAAACGCCCGCTGCGTAGGCCGCACCGGAACCTACACGGTAGACTTCTACCGTGATCCCGCCGGTCGTGAGCGCGGAGATGACCGCAGCGCCGAATGTCGAGGCGCTGGTTGTGAGCGACAGCGCCACAGACGGTATCCCGTCATAGGTGACGCCATGCGCCGTATTGGTTCCGTTGGGAATCGTGCTAGCAGAGACAACCCACCTGGCGTTGCCGCCGGGCACGCTGTCGGCCTCAATCGCTCGCGCGGACCCGAGGAGCGTTGAGCCCGCCGAACCAACGTGGAACAAACGACTGGTATCGCTTGCGATGAACAAACAACCGTCACTATTAGCGCTGATGACCGACTGTGCCGCGAAGAATGTCCGGGCCGCACCCGGCTTCATCTGGCCCGAGGATGCAGCCGATCCGCCGCCCGAGCCTGCCCAGTACATGCTCTGACTCAAGCCGGTCGCAAGCGCGGTCTTGAGCGACCTTATCGCATCGTCACCACCGCTCGCCGCGTCACCGTCCGCAGGCGCCGTCTCGTCCCATGCTATAGCCACGGTTACCTCGTTCCCCCGACCGCGAGCCGGCGCAGCCGATCCGAGCGCCGCATCTCGGTCTTGTGATCCTCGGCTGTGATGACCTTGCGGTCAACATGACCGCAAGCCACGTCAGTCAACACCACAATCTTGAAGCCCAGGAACTTCGCCCGGTCACAAAAATTGGAGTCCTCGCCCACGAACATCGAAGGTTCGGGTCGGCACTGAGTACCCGGATCATCCTTCGCGCACCGCAGCAACACGGTCCACGCCGGATGTTTGGCCAGTGGGTTCTCGCCATCGAACTTCTGGCGCGCAAAGTTGTCCAACTCGGCGAAGGCGTCTATCGCGCGGGCCGGGTGCCGAATGCCGTACCAAGGCGGTTCCATCTGCTCGTAGACATGCCGTTTGGCGAGGATGAACGCGGAGCCCGTGCGTATCACTTCTTTCGGCCCCTCGAACGGGTAGTGGCTTTCCCATGTCCCCGTGCCGGTGTCAATCGTCGGCAAGTATGGCGCACCACGAAGCGGGTTGTAGGAACCCACGATGTCACAGGCCGGGTCGGCGTGATAGGCGTAGCGCAGCAAGTGTTCAAGCGCATCCTGCGGGAACACGGCATCGCCATCCACGAACAACAGCCATCCACGCGACTTGTCCCGGATGAACTGCCTGGCCGCCTCGTTGCGCGCCCGGTCAACGAGGCTACCGGGCACGAATGTCCACGCGATATTCGTGAGTCCGTTCTTCTCGGAGTACGAACGCATGTCGAGTAGCGACTGCACGGTCTCGAACTGGAGCGTGCCGTAAGTCGTGACCGTCACGATACCCGCCGGAATATTGACGGTCTCAGTCATCGGCCATCACCTCTAGTCTCCGGTGCTGTTCGCGGCTCAGTGTTGTCGCGTCACGTACCACGGTCAGCGTACTATCCGACAGCATCTCGTCCTCCAGTACAGGCGGGAACCCCATCGGCTTGAAATCTATCAGCACAGTCTCGATTAGCCGCTGCTGACCCCGGTAAGCCACCAACTCGTGGTGTGCTGGGAACTGCACCGGCACTATCGCTCGCTCGCCTAGCCGCATGGCGAGTAGTTGCAACTCTAGGTCAGGCAACAACAACCCGTCGCCCAATCTACACCGCAGGTGATGCGTCCCTATCGCTGGGTCTTCCAACGGATAGAGCGCGACATTGATCGAGTCGCCTAACTCGGGATGCGCACCACGACCCTGAGCGAACCGCGCCTGCACCTCCGGGATACGCGCTTCGTCTCCAGGATGGTAGACGTGGTAGATGTCAGGCCACGGGTCAGCCCAGAGACTGACGTGTAGCGCGGTGGCCCAAGCGCAGAAGTGCCGATCCTCGCCGTCCCAGAGCCCGCCAGAGGGCAGAGCCGGATGCCGACGGAAACTCACACCCTTCTGCACGACATCGGCCCGGATCAGTGTACAGGCACCAAGGCCCCACACCTGAGTGAGTGTCCGGTTGACCAACGCAGCTCGGAACTCCTCGGTCGTGTACCCTCGGACGGGCCGTCCAGATTGGAACGGCTCGTAAACGCCGGCAAGCCAGACATTGGGGGCGGCGTGGAGTTTCTTCTCGCTCCGCTGCCACCGGGTCCAGAACACCGCTGAGACAACTTCCCGCTGGTCGTACCAGAGATTCCAGAGCGTCATCGGGTCAACGACAAGGTCACTGTCCACCAACCAGATCGCGTCCGCCTTCTCGGCCATCGCGTAGGCGAGAATGCGGTCCTTGTTTTGCCCAACCCGGTTCATCGCGGTCGGCGTCCAGTGGTGTGTCACCTGATCTACCACGAAGTCGTTCGCTATTGGCGGCACGCCTTGGAGTATCACCCCACTGCGTTTCTGGACCCAATCAGAGAGGTAGGGCAACGCCGGATCGGCCGGGTTCTCATAGTCGGGCACGAAAGCGTACTTGAGGCTCACCCGCTCGGGGAGCCGTTGGGACTCCAGTGACGCCAGATGCGCCGTCAGTACGTCCAGCGGCTTCCGCACACTGGACCCCACGACAACCGTGTAGGTGCGCTGGCTCGGCAGTACCCGCAGGTTGGGTTCGGAGTCGGCAATACTCTCGGCGTGTGCGCGTTCCTCGACGGTCAACTGGTCCCTCACTTGTCGGTAGCGTCCAAGTTTACCTGCTCGGTCCTGTTCCGTAGCGTAGCCCAGATGAAGCCAGTGCATGCTCTCAGGATGTACTACACCCGCCTGAAGCGGGAAATTGTCAGGGGCATGACCACAGTGTACGCCACGGGTTGACCACTGAGGCATGTATCCGGTTGGGGTGCGATGTGGACAGAAAAGCCAGGCCCGAGGATGCAGATGGCCTCGCCAAAAACGGTCCTCGCGATAGAGAACCCTATCGGGGCTCCAACAGTCGTAGAGAGCGAAAGCCCAGGCATTGACTTGGCTGGCTTGACAAAGCGCCAGTGGATCGCCGATGAGGAGTTGGTCGGCGTCACAGATCAGTACCCACTCGGCGCGTTCCGCCGCCAAGTCCCAGAGCCGGGCGCGAGCCGGTGATTCGCGACCCCACGCCTCTTGCTCTGTGCGTTGCTCGCAGACCAGCGTCGCGGGATGGTTCCGGCAGAACTCGTATGTGCCGTCTGTCGAGCCGTCGTCCAGTATGACCAGCGGGCCGAACTTCGCGTGATGATCCAGCACTTCCGCGAGGTATCGTCCGAGTTCGTTCTTGACCAGTAGAGCGGTGGCGAACCGCACTCTACCCAACGCGCACCTTCAGACGACAGTCGGCAACGACCTCGACGATGGCAAGCGGTATCCGACGGGCGGCGTCGGCCCAGAGCGTGTCCACCGTGCGACAGACGGTCGGTGCGGTTGTGGAATCGCAGGCATACGACAGGAGAACGAACAGCGCCGCGACCCCGAAGGTCAGCGATTTCATGGATGCCAATGTTGGCGTCCATGGTGTGACTGTCAAGCCCGGCGCCATGTCCGCCCAACATTCTCACCCTTCCATCAGGTAGAGCGGGCCAAGGTCGGCGAGCAGGGCACCGAGTTGGGCTCCATTGGCCCACCCCGTCGGCCCTGTCTCGGCCTTCGGCAAGTCCGCTTCCTTGAGCGCGCACGCCATCGGCAGGCTCACCTCGACTTCGGCGTCGTCCACCTCTGACTGCTTCTCCGCGATCCGCATGGAGAGCACCTGCTCCTGCGTCCGCGTCAGTTCGGCGCCCTCGCCGAGTTCGTCAATCAGGGCGAGCGCCGCCTTGCGCTTCACGGCTTCCAGCGGCTCGACGTAGGCCGCGAGTGCGCGCAGCAGCCGCGCCACCTTGAGGTCGGCGCCGAGGTTCGCCATCCGGCGGTTGCCGAGGTTGGCGAGCGCCGCGCGCATCCGCTGGAGTTGCCCGTTCGTGAGTTTCAGGGGGTCCGCCACTTCGCCTCCCTAGTTTGGAATCCTCAGCAACTTGTAGCCCGCCCCGCCGCTCTCCGCTGCACCCACTGTCACTCGTTCAAGCGTCGCGTTGTCCACGTCGTAGAGCATGAGCCGGGTGTTTCCGGCAACGGCGCTGTCATCAAAGCGAGCGACCTCCGTATTCCCTGCGTCCACGACCTTGACGTAGCTGCCAGCTATGCCGCCGCTATAGAGAATCAACACCCCACCATTCTCGTTCCCGTTAAAAACGATGGCGGCACCGCGGTCCGTGCCAACACCGCCGCCTCCGCAGATTTCGATGTAACTGTTGTCGGCACCGTCTGAGGTGTTGCGTGTAATCGCGGCGGCGGTCAGTGTGATCGCGCCTGTTGTTAGGCTCGTCAGCGTCCCAAGACTCGTGATCGCGCTCTGCGCTGCTCCCGTCACGGTTGCCGCCGAGCCCGAGCAGTTGCCCGTGATGTTGCCCGTGAAGCCGGTGATCGTCGCCCCGGTCAGCGTGAGCGTCTGGCCGCTGGCGACCGTGAGGCCCGCGTTGGCGGAGATGAGGCCGCTGGCGGTGAGCGCGCCCATCGCGACGGCGTTGCCTTCGAAGTCCCAAGCACCAGTTGCGCTAACTTCGACTCGTCCCGACACCGCCGTGGCGTCAAACACCATAAAACGACCGTCGGTAAGGCTCCTTAATTCATATGAACGGCCGGAACCCCCGGCAGAAGTCAAAACAAGGCGGGCTACTGCGACAGCGGCAGAGACCGTCGCCGCCCCGCACGTCAGCGCGTTGGCGCCGATATTAATGGCGCCGAATCCGCTGGCGATGGAGCCCGAAGCGAGCGCGCCAACCGTGACCAAGCCCGCCATCGTTGTGACGTTCGGCTGCGTGGCAGTCGAGAGCGTGCCGCCCAAGTTGGTCACCGAGAACGTCCCGTAACTCTGGGCTATCGTACTAGCTCCCGAACGGTAGAGTCCGAGGCTTTGTTCTGACTGGAATCCCAGGGAGGGGTCCACCGCACTCCCGCTGGCCAAGTCCAGTGCCGAAATCGGCACCGTGCCCGCGTACAGCGTGGCGACACTGAGCACACTGTTCACAACTAGAGTGTTCCCACTCTCAGCTGCGAGTGTATTGCTGCTGAACCCTGCCGTGGTGCTCGCGCTCGCGAGTTTGCGGTTCAGTGTCGCCGGTGTCAGGCTATCGCCACTGGCCCAGATACTCATGGCTCGCTCCCAGGCTCACCTATCGTGAGATACGGCGTTTCCCCCAACCATATCGGGCGGTCCTCCTCAACGCTCATAACGAAGTCCACCCCGTCGTCAGCGTCCGCTATCCCGCCAACGCCTATGAACTGGCGGCTCACGTCCGCGGGTTGGCCACTGTTAGTCCACGCCATTAGTCCTCATCCTTCTGGTATCTCATCGCCATCCCGCTGCGGTTCTGCTGCCGCTGCTGGAACATGTTGGGTCGGTCGCCGATTTCCTTCTCGTAGTACGAGCCGACCAGTGCCGCCTGCTGGTACTCGCCTTTGCGCAGGTGCAACGCCTCGACGGTACGCAGGAGCACGGCACGATGGTACTTGGTGTCCACACTCGGGATCGCGTCCAAGCTCGTGATGTCGCTCACCCGCCGCTGATACCTCAGTTGCAGCGAGTAGGAACTATCCGGGCTCGGGTAGAACTGAAGCCAAGTCGCGTAGGAAAGGTACATCGTCGGGACGCCAAGACTCGTTCCCGCACTCATCGCGTCCACTTCCCACACACTGGCCTGCCGGATGACTCGACCTCCGACGCCGGTAACCTCCGTGAGATAGGACAGACTCAGTATCGCTTCGCAGTCACCCGGCAGATAGAGTTTGTCCTCCGCGCTGGTCGTGGAGGACACCGCCAGTGCCTCGAACTCCGCGTGTGGCAGTCTTACCGCCACGTCGCGCTGCGCTTCGTTGACGTAGAAACTGACCTGCGAGGCGTGGACTTCGGGCGAGGTGCCACTCATCGTGGTCGCCTCGCTCATCAACATCCGCAGCGTATAGGGCACTGTGGCCCCCTACATCGTGCGTTCGGAGCGGAACCGCACTTGGTCAGCCGTGGGCACGGAACCCATGACCGAGATGAAACGATTGCGGTAGTAGGCCGCGCGCTCAGAGTCCAGTGCCCGGTCACACAGGTACTCAACTGTCTTGAGCAGAATGGCCGGATGGTAGCGGGTGTGCAGGCTCGGCAAGTTGGTGAGCGCCGTCATGTCGGCCGGCACCTTGACGTAGCGCAGAGTCAGAGTATCGGCCGAGGTCGTCGGCGGATACACCAGCAGACTGTTCGCGCTGATCGCGTAGGCCAGCGCCACACCAGTCGCCGTCCCGGTCGAGTTCGGCGCGTCGTCCACGTACCGCACCGGCACCGGCGTCAACAGCCGATGGCCGAAGGAGTCGAAACTGTTCTGCCGGAACAGGTCTACCGCTTCGCCGAAGTCCGCTGGCAGGGTTGTCGCACCAGAGCCCGCAGTCAGAATGACGTTGGTGTTCGCCATCAACTCGGTATGCGGCAGCATGGCCGCGACTTCGAGTTGCGCGAGGTTGACCTGGAGTGACACAGTAGAGGCGTTCAACTCCATGCGGTTGCCCGCCATCGCCGTCGCCTCACTCATCAGCGTCTGCAACGTCATCGCGGGCATGTTCTACACCCCCACGTAAATAGCCAGCAGAACCGTGCTGCTCGAATGGCTCGGTGTGCGTTGCAACCGCACCCAGCGCGGGATCGTGTCGAAGGAGTGGAACCCCTGCGCTGTTACAGCCTTGACACTGAACCAGTCCCCCGCATCCAACGCTGATGTGAAGCCGTCACCGTTGTTACCCTGCCACGTCCAGCGCGAAGCCGTGGCGCTGGACGTGGTGAGCGAGTAGTTGACCATGGCTGCGTCACCCGTGAAGATGACATTGCTGGTCGCGACGCTCTCCGCCAACCCGCCCCACGGGGCGGGAGTCTGGATGTACTTGGCCGTTCCCCAACCGGGCATGGCGGCCCCCTAGCCTACGACAAGCGACGATGGCCAGCCAAAGACGCTGTTCCCGGAACGGTAGAAGATCGCCGCCCCATTCGTGGTCAGCGACAGAATCGAGAACACGATCTGCCCCTGGTTCGGTATCTTGGCCGACGCCGCCGATTGGGCCGTGGTCGCCGAACTAATCAGGATAGCGGTCGCCGCCAGCACACCACTAGCCGAGACACCCGTCGCGTTGAACGTGCCGTAGGACAGCGCAATCTGGCTCGCGGCACTGCGATAGAACCCGAGCGAAACCTCGGAGGTCATCGCCAGTGTCGGGCCAATCGCCGCACCGGAGTTCACCCGTACCGCGCTCGGACTGATCGTACTGGCGGACAGCGTCACCGCCCCGCCAACCGACAGCGTGGACGTGGCGACAACGTCTTGCGCCGCCAGTGTCGCGCGGCTCCCCACGAGGGACAACGAACTCATGGTGTTGTACTTGCCGTCGTCCAGAGCTTCCGTGTTGACTGCCATCGTTCATGCTCCCTGTGGGGGCAGTCGCCCGCCCCCACGCTAGGGCTCAGTGCTTACGACACGCCGCTGGAGCCGTAAGTGTTTTCCCACGCTCCGAAACCCACCGAGTACGCCTGCTTCACCTTCCGCTTGAGCACGTCAGTGTCGAACTCCTCCTCCATGCTCGGTGTCGGCCGCAAGTCCCAGATGAAGTTGAGGTCATGCTCCGTCCCCAACAGGAACCATGCGTTGGTGTCGGTGAGGTACGGGTTCACCACAAACGTCAAACCCTCCTCACGTAGCGCGTTGATGTCGTTGTTGGTCGTGCCCGGCTTCAGGGCGCTGCCAAGCAACTCCCGTGCGGTGAAGATGTCGTTCGGGTGAATCACGATCTTGCTCGGGCGACCCCGGATCGGGCGCCCACGGTCGTCCTTCCAAGCCATGAACTGGATGACCGCGTTCTGTAGCGCGGTCACGCCCAGGCTCACGTCCGTGGTCGGGCGGTTGGCGTTGGCCGTACCGGCGTCAAGCCGCGCGTGCGATGTACTGCACAGCGACTCGCCTGCGGTGAAGCCAACGGTTGCGGTACTGAAGGCGTTGTTGAACACGCCGGCAGCATCCGTCTCCTGCTTGTCTATCGCGGCCCGCATGAGCGACTGCTCCATCTTCGTCATCTGGCCGTACAGCTCGTGCCGACGCATCTCGTCGGTGATCTTGTAGCCCAACCCGTTCGTGGTGTGAGTGTACACCTTGGTGGGACCACTCAGCGCGTCCGAATAACTGACCGCGCCGCCCTCGGTCATGGCCTGGAAACTCCCCAAGCCGCTGATCCGGTAGTCGGTTTCCTGCGCCTTCTTGCTGCTCCCGATGTTGAGCAACCCCGGATAGATCAGTTCCCAGCGTGGGAAGCCGTCGTTCCAGATGTTCCGGAGCTTCGGCTCAAGCAGCAGCGGGAACTGGGCTCTTGTAATGGTCATGGCTCAGTCTCCCTAGAAGACCACGATGGAACTGACACTGGAGACTCCAATGACGTTGCGCAGGAACTGCACCTCAACGATGGAGTCGGTGGACACCTTCGGCAAACCCACTATCTCGACCAGCGCCGATGCCTGCGAGTCGGGATCAATCCGCAGGTTGTTGGTCGCCTTCTCGATGTTGTAGGCTTGGCCGATGGAGAGCGCAGACGTTGCCACGCCCGTCTGCACCTTGCACTCGAACACGGTGTCAGGCCCCGGAATCAGAACCTGAACCTTGCCAGCCGGGAAGCTGCTCGTGGAGCCCGACAAGGCAATTCCTACGATGGCCGTCGAGGCGCTGGTGGCCTCGATCAGATTGCGCGCACCGTCAAACGTGACGGGTGCGTACTGCTGGAACGTTGCCGCGCTGGCGGTATTGAACTCTCGGATGTCGTCAAACCGACCACGCACGGGCCGAAAACCGATCCCCATGTGACTGCCCTCCGGGGAAAAGGTTCGGCCGTCTCAGTGGATGTCTAGGCGGACCCCTCCGGGGGTGCAACCTTGTCATCGCTGACACGGGTGCCGGAAGAAAAAGTCAGGTCTTCTCCCGGCTTCGCCACCTCGCGACCCGCCCGCTCAAGGGCTGGGGCCGACTCAGATGACTGGGCTTCCTCCGTGGCGCGATGCCAGTTCTCCTCATGCCGAGCCGCGACTTCGGCTGGCGCCCAGAACAGTCTCACGTCCCCGTTCTGGTAATACCCTTCGGCTGTCACTTCGCCCGCTATGGGCGCCTCCAGGTGCAACTCGGCCAGCGTAGCGGCCGTTACCGGCTTGTATCCCTTCGCCTTCCACTCGCTCACCGCCCGCATGTCCGCTCGGCCAAGGGGTGACTGCGTCCGAACCCACTGGAGCCGGAACGGCAAAGCGTCAGGCTCGCGGCCCTTACTCAGTGCCGCATCCCGACGCCGACGGATGTCACTGTAACCCGGAACAAACGAGTAGTCTTGGCTGATGCTGGGGTCGTAGAACTCCGGCTTCTCACGGGTCTCGCCCTGGAATGCGCGGGGACGGCTAGAAACCAGTGGGCGCCTCACGACCAGAACCTCTGCGTGTTGCCCACCTTCAGTGGGTCAGGTCGCATGACCTGACCGCCGTCCAAGGTCTCGCCGATCACCGTTTCGTCCAGCGTCATCTTCAAGAACTGCTCCGGGCTAAGGCCCATCTTCCCGCACCACTCGTTGATCGTTGCTGCCGTGATACCTGCCGCCTGCCACTTCTCCTTGACCGTCGGTGACAACTTCTCGAAGTCGAATCCGCTGGTCGGCGTCGGCAATCCCGTACTCGCTCCCCCCGTCGCGCGTTCCGTCACTGGCAAGCCAGCCATCTTTGCTTGCGCGAGGTCCGCGGCGAGTTCCTGGATGTGCCGCCCCTTCACAATGTCGGTTGCGTAGCGGTAGGTGTCAAGAGTGCGGTTGTGCGCAGGCACCTGCTCAACAAGCTTGTCCACCTCACTAGCCCAGCGTTGGAATACCACGGGTTCGGCTTGCTGCGCCTGCATCCGCACCATCCCTGCCAACTGGTTCGCCAGAGCACCCAGGGCCGGCGCCACCCGCGACTGGAGCCCTGCCTCGAATGCTTTGTCCGGGTCCAAAAGCCACTGGTCGGCTGTCGGTGCCAGGGCCGGCGGGGGGGGCGGGGCGGCGGCGCTAGCGGCTAGCGTCTGCGCGATCCCCAGCACCTCCGCGGCTGTCTTCCCGCGAGCCCATTCCGGCACCTCGGGACTACTGGCGTAGCGGAACTCAGTCGGCGCGGGCGGCGTAGGGGCTGTTGAGGAAAGTCCCGCTGCCGTGCTGTTCGACGTGTCGGGTGCGGTCATGGGCTTTCAGCTCCTCGGTCTTGGCCACGATGGCGTCCACCTGCGCGGCGACTTCTGCGTAGGCGGCGAGTTTGCCCCGGAGATAGGCCGTCTCCTCGGGCGGTAGCAGGCGCAACAGTGCGCCGCTCTGCTGCTCATACAGGGTTTCCAGCAGCCGGCGGTAGTGCGCCGACCCCGGCGCCCCCCACCATCGGCCCAGCGCCTCCATTTCCCCCTCCGACAAAATCAGTGCCGGGCTGGAAGGGGACGCCGGAGGCGAACGCTTGCGTAGCGGATTGAAGCGTCGCAGTGTTGATGAGAATGTCTTCAGGATTCCGGATGTCATATTGCTCCAACACCCTCTTTTGGAGTTCGGTCAGACCCTTGGCCACCTGTTGCGCGACCATCGCCACAGCCGGCATCTGCATCAACACGGCCGGATTACTTGCCACCTGCGCCAACTGAATGAACTGCTGGCCCAGTTGCGTCTGGAGTTGGAGCAAGGCGAGAAGTGACTGTTTCTCGACTTCCTTGTTCGCCATTCCGCTCGTCGCCGTGATGCTGCACCCGATACCGTTCTCGATGTCCTCGATGGGCAGGGCGAGCATCTGTTGCACCAACGCACCTTCCGGCTGGCCCAGCACCGTCGCGGCGAGTTGCAGGTAGTAGGCGCCATCCGCTGTCCGCTGGGGATCGGCGCCGAACTGTTGTAGGTTCTGCAAAACCCGCAGGCCCACACGACCCAGGCAGTCAAGTCGTGTGTCCTTGAGCGAGAGGTCGAACCGACGGTTACCCTCCTGCAACAGACTGAGCATCGTCGTCGCCGGTGTCCGAGAGGGCAACTGGCTCGGGTTGCCGCGCTGAAGATCGCTGTAGCCATCCCGGCGTTCGCGCATCTGGCCGATGTAGGCTTGCAGTATCGGCAGATCGGAGCGCACCTGCCCGAACCGTATCTCGCGAATATCCTTGTCCGGGTTATCCAGCATCCAGATTTTGAACGGGTAGATGGGCTCGCCCGCTACGACGTTGGCGCCCATCTTGACGCCGAGCATGATGCTGTTGCTCGCCAGCACATTGTCAAACTGAAGGTTCAGTAGTTCGGATTCCGCACCCTGGAACATCTCCGTCTGTTCACCGATACCGATGCCCCAGAACCCGTCACTGCGGAAGTAGCGGTCAACCTCGTAGGGCCGCTGGCCGTGACGGTAGGGGTTGGGCGTCGCACGCAGGAGACTACGGCTATCCAAGTGGACGAGTGCGATAACGTCATCCACCTCGCCATTGCCGCCCACGTCGAACCGCGCGTGTACCTCGAACAACTCAACCCGCTGCAAGAGTCCACGAGTGGCTTCGTTCTCATCCAGTTTCTGGCGCGTGGCCTCGTCATCAGTGAAGCGCTGCTCGTAGAGCTTGCGTACCCGCGACACGGCTTCTGTATCGTAGTTCGGCAGGAACGGGCTCTGACCGCTGGCTCTCGCCTCGAACTGGTCAATCCGTAGCCAGATGCGTTCCGCGACCCACGGGGCACCACCCTGATCGTCAGGCTGGATCGCGTAGGCGTAACCCGGCATGACAAAGTCCACGTTCCGCACATGGTCAACAAACGGCGCGCTGATGATTGATGTCCCAGTAACTAGAGCGCCCTTGCTGTCATAGGTGCGCGTCTTGCGGCGCTCGTAGCGCCAGCCATGCTTGTAGATGCAGGTGCCGAGCTTCGCGCGCTCAAGCCGGGCACGATAGTTCACATCCCACATCTTGAGCGTGTGGTATTCCAAGTATTGGAGATAGTCCTGAAGCGGTTTCGCCGCGTCAACCCAGCGCTCATTCAACGCCTGGAGCGTCCACAGGTTCGGTGCCGCGTGCAGTGTGGTGAGTTCGCGTGCTATCGTGGGGTCAACATCCATCGCCGTGATCGGCAACAGCTTGTTGCTCGCACCGACGAACGGGAACGACTTCACCGCCTGCTGGTCATGCGCGGCACGGTACTGTGTGAGCCACTTGACCCAGCGCGTCTCCAGTGGCTTTCGGTCATCGAGTGCGGTACGCAGCTCGACGACGATCCACTGAAGGAATCGTTCCTTCTGCCCGGCACCCCACTTCAGTGCCTCAGCCACCTACATCCTGCCCACACGCTTGACGCGGGTTTTCCTGAGTGTCGGCACCGCTGGCGCCTTGGGCGCTCGCACGGTTGCACCGATACCCGCCATCGAGCCGGGCTTGCGGCCACCCATTTTCTTCATCAGACGCTACCCCCATCGAAGTAATCGGGCGCGCCGAAACACTTGTTCCCGTTCTCGCCCGGACTCGCGGGCGCGGGCGGAGCGTCCTTGGACATGGTCGTGGTGCCCACGTTCTCACTGCCGTCGTGCGCCTCGGCCATGTCGCAACAGGTCTTCTCGCCTGTCGTCGGCATTTTGGGCATCGCGTCGGTCTTGGCCTTGGTGGACTTCATGTCCATCATCGGGTCATGCTGGCTCATCATCATGGCGCCCCCCTAGTGCGGCCTCTGCCGCGGCCGGCGTTTGCGTTTGCGTTCGTAACGTCCCAGCATCGCGGGCAACCCGCCCTGCGACTCCTGTTTGCCGCTGAACTGCGCGGCGCTGGTGACTCTCAGACTCGCGCCGCCAACTCCTACCCGTGTCCGCGCCTGCGACAAGTCAGCCATCAGACAATGATGAAGTTGTCGCCTGCGGTCGGTGCTTCCGTCAGACTCGGGAAGTGGAAGCGACTCGACCCGTTGCTGAAGCCAATATAGCCACCCGACGTGTTGATGCTCGTGGCTTGACCGTGCAACGCGCCGCCAGTGAACAGGATCACGCGGCCGTTGAAGTGGTCGTTCGTGGTTTCCGGCACGTCGGCGGTCATCGCGTTAACCGCGAGGCTGCCTGCGCTGGCCTGCCCCGTCACCACACTGGAAACATGGGACGCTAGGACTTGTGCCAGCACCCGGACACTGTCTATCTGTGAGACATTCGACTGCACCATGTTCGTGACGCCGGTCACTGTACCGCCCGATACCCGCACCGTTGCCGCGCTGAAGGTTCCAGCGAGATCGTTCACGCCCACGGTCATGCCGGAGTATGTCATTGGATGAACCCGCACGGTCACGTCCGACAGGTTCATGGCCGCAAGCGCTATCGCGTCAATCGAGTCGGCTTGGAACGCTCCGGCGGGCACAGCGTTAGCATCCAACCGCAGTGAGATGTCCGAGTACACACCGGCCCGGAGGTCAACCTTATTTGTGACTCCGGCAACAGTGCCACCCGACACCTGCACCGTCACGAGTGACGGTGCGGCGATACCAGCGCCTACAGTGAACTTGGACGACATGTCGCCAACCGCGTCGTTGATGCCCACAGTGACGCCGCTATAGACCGCTGGCGCGATACTACCGACGCCGATGGTCGCGCCGGAATGCGTCGCGGCCTTGAGCCCAACTGAATCGGCCGACGTGAACGCAGAACTGCGCGACATCGGGTTGTAGTTGACGACTTCGACTGTGGCGACATGCTGCGGGAAGTCGCCCTGCGTGTGGTACAGCGGATGCAGCCCGAGAACCGAGACGTTGGATTGCGACAACTCAACGTAGTACATACCCTGCGCAGCGTGTACCGCAGTGACAAGAACGTCAGGCACGATGGTTCCGGCCGAACTGACACCCAAGATGACCGAATCGTTCGACGCACCTGTATCCGGCGCCGTACCGTTGGACGTGAACAGCCGCATCGGCACCCTGCGCCGAGCGGCGGTGCCCTCGTCTTTCTCTATCAGAACGCTCACGCAGCCACCACGTCACGATAGTACTGCCGGTAGTAGGCGGCGAATGCGCCAGCCGCAGCATCCGGTGTGCGGAACCTCGGGCGGGTGCGCGTCCAGATGTTTTGCGTTGGCAACACCAAGCCGCGGCTTATGGTCGCGCCGGTGATCGTGCCATCGTTATGGTAACCGCTGTAGTCGATCACCTTGTTCGGTCCATCGTTGCCCGGATACCAGAGGCCGACGCAGCCGCCCATGACGGCGGGATAGGGCTCGTCCAGCGCGGAGAACTGCCACGCCTGAATCTCGGAGAGAGAGAGCACGCGATTGAAAAGACCGAACGGCGCCAGTTTCCCGGGCCACGACGAGCTGGGGGTCACCGTAGACATCAGGCGCAGGCTAATCGCCGCATCGCTCGCGGGCGCCGTGCCCGTTTCGGTCGGTGTCCCGGAGGTGACGTTGCCGCCGCCCTGGCGACCGTGCCTTTGTAAATGGCGTCGTTCGCCGTCACACCATCCTGGACGGTGACTGCCCAGAAGGCCCATTCGTTGGCAACGAGCCCGCCCGAAGCCGTCTCGATGTTGACTTGGCCACTTGTCCGATAGCGGGTAAAGCGCACGATGGTCCCGTCCACGCCGCGCTTGAACATCTCGTAGCCGCCGCTCGTGAGCGACTTGCCGAACATGTCACGCACCGCGTTGGCGGTATCCGAAGCCAGGAGCCAGAACAGGAACGTCGCGCCATTCGCGCAGATGTTGGCAAAGATTGTCCCTGCGCCGACGTTGACATTATCGGTGAGGTTCCCGGCCGACGAGAGCGCCGCCGACTCGGTCATCACCGGCACGCCGCGCGGCACTAGAGCACCATGTCGTCCGCGGCGCGGAACGTCAGCGTGTTAGTTGAATTACTGAGTGCCACACCCAACTGGTTCTGGAATGCGAACTTGTACTTGGTAGGCGATATCCTGAACGGGCCGCAGTTCAGGATATGCGCCGCCGTAGTCGTTGCGGTAGACACCGTTCCCACAACCAAGTCCTGTGCGGGATTAGTTGCCGCAGGAGCGTCGGGATAGTTGGTGCCATCAAAGGACGGGATACCGAAAAATGTCACGTAGCCGGGATTCGCCACGGCCAGGGACGCTAAGTCCAGTGAAAGGAAGCCGTACTGGTCGAGCGTGGTGGCGAGTGAGTTGTCGTACACTGTTGCGGGTGTGGCATATCCTGCCGCAGCCGTAGCGGTGGTATTGGAAATGACCGCCGCAGTCTGTAGCGCTGTCCACTTGAGGGTGTTGTTGGACACGGATCAGGTCTCCCGGTGACCGCGACAGAGTGGCGGGTCGAAGTTGCGATCCCAGAGTTCGACCACCGCGCCCGCGCGTACGGGCAGGTTCAGGTGGGTCTTGGCCTCGCGGTCGTCATCGCCCGCGTAGAGCAGTTTCCGCTGGCCATCGCGCGCCAGAACCACGGCATAACGATGCGGAGTCGCAACCTCGACCGCCTCCTCGACTTCAACAACATCCGGTAGTTCTGGAATCGGCGCCTCGGCGGGGCGAGAAAGCCAAGCGTTCTGAATCTGACTCGCGATTGCGGAGACGGGGATTGGCTTGACGGCGATGAGGTCGCCACGCTGAATCCGGCGAGCTAGCCGCCAGCAGTCAAGGAACCGCTTAAGCCAAGCTATCATCTGCGGCGTTTCTTGTTGCGGTTCTTGGTCTTGGTCGGCATCAGCCCTCCCGCTCGGGTGCTAACGTAGGACGAAACGCCCCGACACGCAATGTCACCAGCGCCGGCTACCGTCCGCGCGCAACCTGCCAACCTCCCCCTTCGGCATCGTCATACCCAGTGTCCGTGGCACTGACCGGCCCATCCGCGCCTCCAGTGCCGCCAACTCGGCATTGACTCTCTGGCGCTGCATCTGACCCTGGCCCGGCCCCCAGCCGAGGCCCGGCTTCATCCAGAACTCGGGTAGGTAGGCCAGGGCATCCAGCACGTCCATGTGCCGACCACGGGGGAAATCCTTGTACTCATCCAGCAGCGCCTGCTGACCGCGATTCAGGTAGATGCTGCCGCGCTGGAAGTATGGTTCGAGGCCCCGGATACGCAGTTCCTTCATCCGGCCCGAGGGCAGGACTTCCTCCATCGGTACCGGGCAGCCAGCCTTTTCAAGCGCCTGGCGCAGCAGGATGATGAACGCGATCTGTTGCGCGATGCGCTCGCAACAGAGTTTCCTCGGCCGGTAGCGCTGAACCATGCTCACGGCACGCTGGATCAGCGTCTCGGTACTCTCCCGCACAGCCTCCGCTTCCAGAATCAGGTGCTCGCCACCCGACGTGGTGCCGGTAACGACCAGTGCAGCTCGCGAGCGGTCGGACTTCACCACATCACTAAACGCGGGATCAACAACCATGAGTCGGTCGAGGTCGGGCAGCGCGACGTACTGGTCTTTGCCTTCGTTGTCCTTGTACTGGTAGGACTCGCGCACGGGCTGGGTGTAGTATCGCAGCCACTCGGATTTGAACACCGAGGTCACTTCATCGCTAGGCTGGTTTTGGTAGTTGCACGCAAACAACGCGCTATCTAGGACGCGGAGCTTGGCCAAGTCGTCCAGCGACCATTTCTCAGGGAAGATACTGGCCCCGTTCTCAATCGCGGAACGGATGAACAGCGCGATGTCACCGCGGCGGAATGCGGGGACGTGTTGCGTGGACCCGTCTTCCAGCCGGGCAACCATGCTGAACATCCGCCGCGGTTCCCCGTAGGCGAATCCTTCCTCGATGTGCTCGTATGAATCGCCTCTCCACCACCTGGTCCCGATAACAATGAGTTCCCAGAAGTCCGCACCCTTGTTCACGATGGGCATGAGCTGGTGAACCCAGCGGTTGACCTTCTCCATGATCGTCCAGTTCCCGGCCCGCGCGTTCTCCATCGCCTCGCGGCTAATCATGTCGTCGCAGATGATGGTGTCCGGGTGCATGCCCGTGACCGTGCCCTCGACACCAACCGTGAAGAACGTCGGTTCCTTGCGATGCGTACCGCGCTTGAGCGTCGCCGCCATCTCCGACCAGCGCGTCTGCTTGAAGTCCTCGGGTATCACCTCGGGGAACAACGCTCTCAGGTACTCGTTGCTCTCGAACTGGCGCTTGATGCTGGTCAGGAACGCATTAGCAGTACTGATGTTCTCGTTGACCAACAGGATACTGGTATCGGGGTTGGCACACGCCTTCTGAATCGCGAGGCCCTGAGTAATCAGCGTGCTCTTCCCCGTCTCTCGCGGCATCTGGATCATGCGGATATGCACGTTGTCCAGCTCCTTGCACCCAGTCCTGCGTTCCGCAAAGCGGCACAGCAGGAAATGCGCTGGCACGCTCATGGGCACCACCGCACCATAACCCAGCACCACGTCGCAGAACCAAAACAAGTCCGTCAGCGCGCGGTGGCGCTGTTTCTTCCAGTTCTCGGAATTGGGTTCAAGTGTGAATTCAGCCAGCGGAACCCTCCGGCGTGTCGGTGACCTTGACTTCCGTGACCTCTATGCCGGGCAATGCCTTGTCCATCGAGTCGGCGTCAAAGTTCCGGCCACGCAAGACAACGGTCACCACGTTCACCGTGCCGGGTACAGACTTCTCCGCCGCGCCGATTAGGTCCAGGTGCTGGCCACTGGCGAGCCGCGTCTCCTTGTAGTCACCCTCGGCCTTCGCCGTCTCCCGAGCCCAGAGCAGGTCTTCCACCGCGTCCGGGGCCGACTCCAGCAGCCGCTCGCGCACCACCTCGCGACTGCTAGTGACCATCCGCGTCAGGTAACGCCTGAACCTGGGACTAGTCGAAAGGAACTTGAGTTCGGGTTGGGTCACCTTGATGCCGTAACGGCGCTCAACCTCGGACTCCAGCATCACGTAATCCACATGCTTACGTTCCGTGAAGCCAACCAGCCGAGCCCATGTAGCCGCGATACGCCGCTCAGACTCGGTCAACTGCGCCATCCGTCGGGGCCGACGGTGTTTGATAACGCGACCAGCGTCAACCACAGCGGGCAGGAAGGACTTCGGCTCATCCATGCGCTGAACCTATCCCTTGACCCGCCCACCAACAAGACTTAGCCTGTTGTCCACGAAGACTCCTCATCGCGAGGGAACCCGTTGAATCCGCTCCTGATCGTCCTCGGCACCCGGCCCGAAGCCATCAAACTCGCCCCCATTGTCCGCGAACTCTGCCGCCGCGACCTTCGACACACCATACTCGTCACCGGCCAACACACATCCCTGCTCAAAGACACCGGCTTCGAGAACGAGTTTCACGTGCAACACCTCAACCTCCCCAACCCAAACGACCCCTACGCCTTCGCCAATTCACTCCACCAGCACCTCGCCCACCAGTGGGCCAAAGGCAAACCCCAACACACCGTCATCGTCCAAGGCGATACCGCATCCACCTACGGCGCCGCCCTCGCAGCCAATACCCTCAACTGGCCCCTGGCCCACGTCGAAGCCGGCCTCCGTACCTACGACATCCTCGACCCCTGGCCCGAAGAAGCCTTCCGTCAAGAAATAGACCGCCTCGCTACCTACAACTTCGCCCCAACCCAACACGCCTTCAACAACCTCGAACGCGAACACCTCGCCCAAAGCGCCTCAATCACCGGCAACACCATCGTCGACGCCCTCCTATACCTCGGCATCACCCCCCAACCCGAACAAAACACCGCCCTCGTCACCCTCCACCGCAGAGAATCCGCCGGCTCACCACTCGCCCATATCCTCGCCGGCCTCGCTCAAACCGCCCAACAACACCCCAGCACCACCTTCACCTGGCCCATCCACCCCAACCCCTTCATCCAAACCGCCCTCAACTCCACTAACCTGCCCCCTAACATCAGACTCCGCCCACCCATGCCCTACCACACTTTCCTCGTCAACCTCGCCTCCGCTAAAGCCCTACTCACCGACTCCGGTGGCGCCATCGAAGAAGCTGCCACCCTCGGTATCCCCACCACCATCGCCCGCAACCACTCCGAACGACCCGAAGCCATCGCCACAGGCTACGCCCAACTAGCCGGTACCTCACCCCATTCCATCCAAACCTCCCTCAACTGGGCACTCAACCACGGCCGACTACCCCCTTCCCTTACCTTCGGCGACGGCTATGCCGCCCAACGCATCACCAAGACAGTTACATATGCCTAATCCCTGTACACCATCCCGACACCCAGTACCACTTTCTCGGGAAAACACCTTCCTAACCCGACACCATCCCGACATAAAGCCAACTTCCGAAAAGATATCGCGCGAGTTGACGGGGCTACGTCGACCGCTGCGGTGCTCAAAGGGGGTCGGCCGGGTCGGGTTAGGGCTCGGGTGGGGTCGGGGCTCGGCTGGTGCCTGGCTCCGCCGGCCTAGGCATGCGCTCGGCTCGGTTGAGCCGAGCGCATTAGCGCCGCGCTGCGGGCCGATCACTGGCGAGTTGGGGCCAGCTAACCGTATCCGGATACCCCCTGGGATTGGCTGGCGTCAGGCGGGCGCCTAGCGCGAACTAGAGGCATGCCGGGTTACGTAATCTGTATTATACGAAGTCCGATTACTAGGTCTAGCGCTAGCAACAGGTTAGCCGAGGCTGGCCCAACCTGCCGATTACGGAACATCTAGTTGAGAACCAGTCTCAACCAATCCCCTAGTTGAGAAGATGATTCTCATTCTCAACGCGCGTCAACGCTGGCGGCGATATCCCTGGGGGCGGGTTGACGCTGGGTTAGAGTTGTGCACGGCTGGCTACAGAGTATGCAGGCGCCGAGGTTGTCGGGAGCGGTGCACTGGTTAGAGCGGTAGTCCGGTTGGTGTCAGGGTTGGGCTCGGGCTACGGTTAAGGCGTAGCGGCCCCGGGTCCCGCATCCGGTCATGTGCGGCCCTGGCTAGCGGCGACACTCCACCCCATCCGCTCCCCTGGCTCTGTGGGGCGCTCCGGAGTTGAGCACGAGTTCAGTATAGCGCTAGTGGGTATGGGCGTGTCAATAGGCTGACCGCATAGCGGGCAGTCGAGCTCGTCGGGGTCGAGCGGGGCTAGGCAGGCGGAGCAGTGGGGCGGGTGCATGGGGCGAGTGTATAGTTTTTTGACGGTTGAGTCAAGTGGGGTGGGGTGTAATGCGAGGGTTAGGTTTTGCGTAATACGGTGGTTTTGTTACAGAACTCGCTCTTGCGGTGTAGGGCGTGAGGCCCTAGTATAGTGGTGTAGGCTCGTACCTACATTGATGGGCGGGCGGTAGGGCGCAGTAGGGAGTGGGGTCAAACCCTCGGTAGTAACCGTGTGCTCCCGTAGATCGCCAACTCTACCGCCCGCCTCCAAGTACGGCGCCGAGGATAGTGGTGTAGGCTCGTACCTACCCCTTTGGAGGATAGAGCCATGTACGACACCAGCAGCAGCAGCGCGGCGGTTGAGACCGACGACGGCGCGGACTGTGACTGTCCGAGCGCGCCAGAGGCCCACCTGTCGCTCTGTTTCCACGTCCGCCACCCGGTACCCGCTATCCGCTGCGGCGACTGCGGCCAAGCGTTGACGCTGGCGCGCGCGGTCTGGGTGGAGGATGACGGCAACGCGCGCGACGTGTGCCCGCAGTGGTCGGCGCAGCGCACGGGAACCCGCCCGCTCGATTGGCACATCGAGGGCACGGGCGGCAACTGCTCGGCTTTCGTGGCGCGGAGCCACCGCGCCGAGTACTACATCGTGGCGAGCGAGGGGCACCGGCCGCCCGACGCGGGCGAGGCTTGCACGCTCGGCGTGTGGGACGGGATGGACGAGGTAGTGAGCGAGCACGCTTGCCGCCTCGCGGCGGTTGCCGCAGCCGAGCGCCACGAGCGCGACAGCCAAGGCGGCGAAGTGGTCTACAACGCCGCTGCGCTGGACGGTGCCGAGTGAACCGCCGCGCCGCTACCCCTGAGCAGCGCGCCCAAGCCGAGGAGCGGCGCAACCGCTTCCGCGGCCTCGCGCGCCAAGTTGCCAGCAT